ACGCCGTAACAATGGTCTCTGGTTCTATAACAATGGTGTAGCCACTTATATTACAGGTAAGCATTATATGATGCTTCAGTGGAGTAAGATTGATGCCAGCTTCTACGGTTACTACCTTAGCTTTCAAAGGGATATTATGATTCACCTTGAGGCTTGCTTTGTAGATCCTAGGTGTGCCGGGCAGATATACACTAAGTGTCGCCGTTCAGGATACACAAACGTAGCTTCTTCAGTACTAGACGATATAGGTACTTCAACCTATGACGTTACTGTGGGTATTATGTCTAAGACCGGTAAGGATGCTCAGGAAAACATCTTTATGAAGAAGGTAGTAGGTATGTATAGACACTACCCGTTCTTCTTTAAACCTATACAGGATGGTACTACCAACCCACGTACAGAGCTAGCGTTCCGTGAGCCATCAAAGCGTATCACTAAAAAGAATAAAACTGCTGGTGGTGGTGAAGCACTCAATACAATTATTAACTGGCGTAATACTACGTCCAATGCTTATGACGGTGAAAAGCTAAAAATAATATTCATTGATGAGGCAGGTAAGTTTGAGCGACCTGAAGACATCCTAGAGGTATGGCGTATACAGCGTACCTGTTTGATGGTGGGTCGTAAGTTTGTAGGTAAAGCTATCATAGGATCTACAGTCAACCCATTAGATAAAGGAGGTAGAAACTATCGTGACCTTTGGGATATGTCAGACCCTAAGGAACGTAATGATAACGGACGCACAAAAAGTATGCTATACAGGATATTTGTCCCTGCATACGAAGCGCTAGAGGGTTTCTTTGATCGATATGGAAACCCCGTTATTGACAATCCTGAAAAACCTGTAGAAGGTATAGATGATGAGGATATTGACATTGGAGCCAGAACATATTTAAAGAACGAGCGCAAAGCATTGTCTAACAATAGTAATGAGCTCAATGAGGTTATACGTCAGTTCCCTTTTACAGCTGAAGAAGCTTTTAGAGATTCCACAAAAGCTAGCTTATTTAACATTGGTAAGATCTACGAACAGATAGAGCACAATCAAGAGCTCTATCCACATCCTGTGGTTAAGGGAAACTTCGTTTGGAATAACGGAGCTCAGGACACGGAAGTCTTATTTAGACCTGATCCAAATGGTAGGTTTAGAGTAGCTTGGCTACCACCAGTGGAGCTTAGAAATAAGGTGCTGTCTGAGAACGGTAAAAAGATACCGGGTAATAAACACTTAGGTTGTGGTGGTGTGGATAGCTATGATCTTGACGCTACTGTTGATGGTAGAGGTTCTAAGGGAGCATACCACTTATACAACAAGTTTAATATGGAGCATCCCTCTAATATGTTTGTGTTAGAGTATGCGTCACGTCCACCTTTAGCTAGGATATTCTATGAAGATGTGCTTATGGCAGCAGTGTATTATGGCTATGAGATTCTTATAGAAAATAACAAGTACGGTATTGCTAGATACTTTGAGAATAGGGGTTACGATGGCTATCTAATGGATAGACCAGAACATCTAAAGTCTACAGCTAGGGTAGCTGTAAAAACAAAAGGCATACCTTCTAACTCACAAGATGTTATACAAGCACACGCACAGTCTATTGAAGCATATATCCACGAGCACATAGGTCTCAACGAAAACGGTGACTATGGTCGTATGTACTTTGAGCGCACCTTAGAAGATTGGATAAACTTTAAGATAGATAACCGTACCGCATATGACCTTACGATATCTTCAGGTCTAGCTTTGCTCGCAGCGCAGCGGGTTGTAAAAGAAAAGAAAAAGTCTGATTTTTCTAACAAACAGTTCTTCAGGAAGCTGAAACCAATCATACGTTAATATTCGTTATATTTGCAGTTGATAACGATTCAGCGAAAAGATGAATAAAAGTATGAAAGGAGGCTTTCCTAACCCGTTAGCCAAGGTAGAAGAAAAGTTGAACGAGCAGTACGGATTGCAATATGCAAAGGCTATGCTCGCTCAATGGGGAGGTCTAGATAATCAAAATAGTATTTACGGTAAGAGATTTAAGGAGTTTGAAAGAGCTCGTGCATATGCCGCTGGTACTCAAGATACATCTATCTATAAACAGATTTTAAATAGCCTTGATCCAGATAATGGTGATGGGACTTTAATGTCTTTAGACTGGACACCAGTACCTATCGTACCTAAGTTTGCTAAGATCGTAGTCAATAAAATCATTTCTTCTTATCGTTATCCTCAAGTAGAAGCTGTTGATCCGTTATCACAAAGCGAGAAAGATATTAAGAAAAGAAAGATTGCTGCACGTATTGAAAACAAAGAAAAGTTTCAAGAAGCTAAAGCAGCAGGACTAGAAGTAGATATTGATCCGGACCGTTTACCAGAGACTCCTGAGGAGGCTGAGATCTTCTTAGAGACGAACGTAAAAACAGACGCAGAGATTGCAGCACAGCTAGGAACACAAATGACACTTAGCTGGAATAACTTTGACGAGCGTGTATACAGACGTGTAGTTGAAGATTTAGTTAGCTGTGGTATGGGGGTGTCTAAGAGAATAAACGATCCTAATTATGGTATTAGTCAGGAGTATGTAGATCCAAAGCTATTTATTCACAATGTTACTGAGGACCCTACATTATCTGACTTGGTCTACGCTGGTCATATTAAAACTATGTCTATTGCGGAACTTAAAAGATTCGCTGGTTCTAGATTTACAGAAAGGGAATATCAAAATATTGCACAAGGTGTAATGAACAAATATGGAAACGATCCTAGTAACTTCACACGTAGACAGCTAGGGGATACCGTAAACATACAAGATATGCCATATGATGAGTACAGCATTCAAGTCTTGGACTTTGAGTTTATGTCTGTAGACTCTATGATATATGAGAAGAAGATGTCTCGCTTTGGAAATCAAGGTTTTTACTTTAAAGGTGAAAAGTGGGAAGTGCCAAAAAATTCTGTTTATGATCGTGATATCGTAAATATGAATAACGCCACTGTATATGGTGGTAGTTACATTATCGGTACTGACTACCTATACAACTACAAGCAGTGTAATAACGTACCTAAAAATATTCACGACCTTACTCGTGCAAGATTGTCTTATAGTGTTGTAGCAAACAATATTCGCAATATGATACCTAAATCACTAGTCTCTAGTGTTATTGGTTTTGCGGATCAGTTACAGCTGTCACATTTAAAACTACAGCAAGCTGTTGCGAAGGCTAAGCCTGATGGTATTATGATTGATATCGAGGGGTTAGAAAATGTTGACCTAGGTCGTGGTGGTGAGCTAACGCCATTGCAGATACAAGATATCTACGAGCAAACTGGTGTGATGTACTATCGCAGTAAGAATCCGGAAGGTGGTTTTCAAAACCCCCCTATTCGTGAGATAAACAACAGCATTAGAAACATTAACGAGCTTATAGCACTATACAATCACTACTTACGTATGATCCGTGATGCTACAGGTATCAACGAGATTGTAGATGGAACGACACCTAAGGGTGAAGCTTTAGTTGGTGTAAGCCAAATGGCTGTAAGCGCTTCTAACAACGCTTTGTATGATATAACGAACTCAGCTATGATCTACTACCGTAGAGTGTGTGAGGATATCGTTAAGTGTCTACAGATACTACCTAACAAGTCTGTGTTGTATCAGGTCTATGAAAAGGCTATTGGTAAAACCAATATGAGTGTTCTTAACAGCTTTAAGGACCTGCCTATGTATAACTTTGGTGTTCGTGTGTTGAGTGATCTCAGTGATGTTGATCGTCAGTATCTAGAGCAAAACATTCAGATTGCATTGTCTCAAAAAGAGATTGACTTAGAAGATGCTATTGCAATTCGTAACATTAAAGATATTGATCAAGCAGAAAGACTATTAATCATTCGCCGTAAGAAGCGTATGGCTCAGCAGCAAGCTATGCAGCAAGCTAATATTCAAGCGCAATCTCAGGCTAATGCTCAAGCTGCTCAAGCGGGTATGCAAGCAGAAGTTCAGAAAGAGCAAGTGTTAGCAGAGCTAGAGATGCAGAAGAAACAAATGGAGTTTGAAATGAAGGCGCAGCTAGCTCAGATGGAGCACCAGATGCGTATGGAAATGGAAAAACTTAAAGGGGAATACGGTATCGCAGAGCAACAGATTGAGAGTCGTGTGAAAAACTCGTCAGAAATGATGAAAGAAGACCGTAAAGATCAGAGAGTTAAGAAGCAAGCTGTAGAGCAGTCTAAGTTATTGTCTCAGCGTAAGGGTCAGAGAGGTGAGTTACCAGATC